CACGATTTCCTCGTATGGAATTCCGCCGACAGTTTCATCACCGATGGCGCAGCAGAACTCCACAGGCTTGCCGATCTCCTGGGCCTTGAGCCAAGCGTAGATATTTACGCTGACATCAGCTTTGGAGAGGTCTTTGCCGTGTAGACCACCGCCAGTTACGGAGTCGGCCATATCGCTGCCCAATTTGCGGTTGGTAGCGCCAGTATCAACATCTGTGCCGCCAGTCCAGTCACCGAGCGGATTGATTTCTGCGGTAGCATATTGCTTGCGGAGTTCTTCCACTTCAGCATTGCTCTGGCAGATGATGACCCTGCCGTTGTCGATGATGTACTTGCCATCAAAGGGATAGACATTGTAAATATCCGTAGCAATGCCCACCAGTTCCTTCTGCTCGTCAGTCACAGGCACACCCTTAAAGATACCGTTGTCACCGCAGCGGATAGCACCACTCTGATTTCTGGAGAGGTGGACATCCTGCGGGACTTCGGAATAATCAACATTGAGGAAGCCTGCGATGCGGTGAACGGCAGCAGTCACATCATCAATGGAAAGCTGCACGGAAGTCTCTGCGATGATATGACAGGTTCCGTGACCGATGAGAACCTCCACTGCGATGCGAGGGTTTCTCTCGGATTTATATGCCAGGTCAACGAGCGCCCCGGCAATGCGGTCGGCAACCTTATCGGGATGCGCCGGATTTACTTTTTCAAACATAATCAACCGTTTCCTTTCCTTGCTCGAAGCAATCGTTCCATTACATCATCCTGGGGATTTGCACCGTTATATTCGCTGGTGCAGTTCTCACGGACGATCTGGTAAATTTCCGACCACAGGCGGTTTGCCTGAGTCATGTATGTGTTTGCGATAGCCACATAGGGTGACTGGATCGCTGCGCCCGTGGTGGGGTGCTTTGCCAGAAAGCCCAACTCACTGGTGAGGGACTCACACTGAATCCATCTGGCGCTTGCCATAGCGAAGCGTTCAATGAGCTGCGGAGAAATGATGGCGGCGCATCCACGGTCGGACAGCCATTTCCATACATTTTCATAAATCTCGGCAGCACAGAGCGTAGAGCCATCTTTCTGTTTTGCGGAAAGGAACTCGGAGGGCTTGGGCATTGGCTGTCCCTCCAGATCAGCCGCGCTGTCTTTGAAATCAATTACAGTCAGCGGTCGCTTGCCAGGGTTGCCATCCGTAATCTTGTCCGCAATCGGCTTTTTCGGTCTGCCGCCGGAGCCGGGTTTTGGTCCTCTCTGACCCATATTTTTCACACCTCCTTCATGCCGGGGTCTATTCCCCCAAAAACTTATGCGATTTTCCACACGGACCCCCAGGCCCGTTGCACGGGATAAAGGTCCCGGAGATTTGACCGCCCCTACCGGGTCACGAATTGTGCCAACGATCACCACGCTCGGCGTGGATTCTGGCATGGCAGGACTTGCAAAGGGCAATCAAATTATCTCTTGCGTGAGTGCCACCCTCGGATAAAGGCACCTTGTGGTGGACTTCCTCGGTCGCAACCAGTCTGCCGTCCTTCTGGCACACCTCACACAAAGGGTGCTGCTGCACATAGCTGTCACGAATACGCTTCCACGCCCGTCCATACCTACGGCGTACAGCCGGGTCACGGTCGTACTTCTCGTAGCGTTTGGC